GTAATGTTGATATTGATAACGATCTAAACATCGATGGTGGAGATCTAACCACTAACCAAACCACATTTAACTTACTAGAAACTAACGCTACTACCGTCAATGCATTCGGTACTGCTACCGCAATTGATGTTGGTGCTACTTCTGGTACGTTTACTTTAAACAACCCAACTTTAGTTGGTACTCAAACAACGCAGAACGTATTCAATGCAACTGCTACTACTGTCAATGCATTTGGTGATGCTTCTACACTAAACATTGGTGCAGCTGCTGGAACAACCACACTACGTTCTAGTACTTTAGTTGGTACTGAGACAACTCAAAATGTATTCAATACAACTGCTACTACAGTTAATGCATTTGGTGCAGCAAATACAATAAACCTTGGTAATGCATCTACAGAAGTTGACTTTGGTGATCTAAGAATTGTTGGATCAACCATCTATAGTGATAACAATAGTGCTCAAACTATTGTTATTGACCCATTCCCATCAGGTGGTGATTCTGGTGGTAACGTTGTTGTTCGTGGTAACTTGCAAGTTGCTGGTACTACTACAACGGTCAACTCCACCCAGATGACCATTAATGATCCTGTCTTCACTTTAGGAGATAGTATCAGTGAAAAGACTGTTACATCTGCAGCAAACAGTGGTCAAGCAAATGTTGTTCTTGACAGTGTAGATGGTCTAAATGTGGGTGACGTTGTTTCTGGAAATTCATCAGTTCCCAGTGCAACTACTATTGGTTCTATCAATACTGGAACTAAGACTATTACTCTTAGTGCAAACCTAACTAGTGGTATTGCAGCAAGTGCAAACGAAGCAGTCGTTACACTAACCTTTACACAAGGTGCTGACGATAACCAAGATCGTGGTATTGAATTTAAGTATTACAATGGTGGACTAAAACAAGGTTTCTTTGGATATGATGAGTCTGGGACTTCAGAGGGTGGTTCAACATCTTACTACTTCACATATATTCCAGATGCAACAAATACTTCACAAGTATTCTCTGGTACAGTTGGTAAAGCATACTTTGATACTGTAAAACTTGAAATGGGTACTAATAAAGGTATTCCATTTTTTGATCAATATAAGAGACTAACTAGAACAGATGCAGCAGGTACATCTGATGCTACTACTTCTTTTCAAATTCTAACTGTAAATTCAAGTGGTATTCCTCTTTGGACCACCACTTTGGATGGTGGAACATATTGATAAATAATTAAAATTATGAGGTAATTATGACACCTGAAGAAGCGAACAACTTAATGCAAGTAATGAATAATAGAATTAATCAATTAACACAACAAAATATGATTCTAGAATCTCGTGTTATGACATTAACTTCGGCTGTTGAAACATTGAATAAAAATAATGACACTGATGGTGGACTTAATTATGAAGAAAAACCATCAATAGAATAAAATAATGGCTAAACCAAATAGTAGATCAGAATTAAAAGAATTTTGTTTACGTAAACTGGGAAAACCGGTAATTGAAATTAATGTCGATGATGATCAAGTAGAAGATCTTATTGATGATACCATTCAACTTTTTCATGAACGGGTATATGATGGGGTGGAAAGAGTTTTTTTAAAGTATAAACTTACTGCAAATGATATATCTAACGGTAAGTCTAGAAATGCTCATACTACAACTACAGACACCAATTCTGGTGATAATCCATCAGTAACCGCTGGATCTTTTGTAGTTGGAGATAGTTATAAAATTACTAATGTCGGCACTACAAATTTTGTAAATATTGGTGCTAGTGAAAGTAAGGTAGGAATAATATTTACAGCTACAGGAGTTGGTACTGGTACTGGTACTGCATCCAAGAGTAGAACAATAGAGTTTGAAGAAGGTAGAGGTTATTTAACTGTGCCAGATCATGTTATTGGAATTGATAGTGTCTTATCAATTGCTAATACCTATGTCAATAATATGTTTGGTTTTAGATATCAATTTTTTCTAAATGATTTCTATAATTTTTATTCATATGATATTTTGAATTTAGAGATGACGATGCAATATATTTCAACAATAGAATTTTTATTAGAAGGTAAAAAACCAATAAGATACAACAAAGTTCAGAATAGGTTATATCTGGATATAGATTGGGGTAGAGTTGCAGCAAATGATTTTATAGTAATTGAATGTTATAGAGCCTTAGATCCAGTAATATTCACTAAATTATATAATGAAAGATTTGTCAAAGAATATTTGACTAGTCAAATAAAAAAACAGTGGGGTCAAAATTTGATTAAATTTAGTGGTATAAAAATGCCGGGTGGAGTTGAATTTAATGGACGACAATTATATGATGATGCAGTATCAGAACTAGATAAATTGGATCAAAAAATGTCCACTACTTACGAATTACCACCACTCGATATGGTAGGATGATATGGCTAAAAACGTTTATTTTTCAGGTGGAACAACTTCCGAACAAAGATTATATGAAGATTTAATTATTGAATCTTTAAAAATATATGGTCATGATGTTTATTATCTCCCAAGAGAAATTGTCCGGAAAGATAATTTATTCACGGAAGATGTTTTATCTAAGTTTGATGAAAACTATTTGATAGAAATGTATATTTCTAATTACGAAGGATTTGAGGGAGATGGATCACTCCTTACTAAATTTGGTGTAAGAATTGCTGATGAAGCTACATTTATTATTTCAAAAAGAAGATGGGAAGATTTAATTTCTTCTTCCAATAACTTAGTTTCTTCATTCAGACCAAATGAGGGAGATGCAATATATTTACCATTAACACAACAGTTATTCCAAATAAAATTTGTAGAACACGAAAAACCATTTAGACAACTAGATGCTATCCAAACTTATGGGTTAGTTGCTGAATTAATGGAGTATAGTGATGAAAGACTTGAAACTGGTGTTGATGAAATTGATAAGATACGAAGAGATGTTGGATATAGTCAAGTACTTAAACTTGCTAATGGTGGTATTGCAGATATCATCGTTACTAATGGAGGAACTGATTATTCATCAGGAACAACTATAACGTTTACTGGATCTGGAGCTAACGCAACCGCTACTCCAGTAATTACTAACGGAGTTATATCTGACATTTTAGTAACAGACCCAGGACAATTGTTTACAAGTTCTGATAATGTTGTATTTAATAATGTTGGTAGTGGTACATCTGCGGCCGCTTCAATAGTAGTAGGTAATCAAAATGATTTCAAATTTAACGAAATAGTTACTGGCACAAAAAATACTGCAAAAGCCTCATCGAGTATAACTTCTGGAAATGTTTCTTCTGTTACAATGACAGATTTTGGAATTGGATATACTGATGTACCCTTAGTGTCATTAAGTGCTCCTCCATCTGGAGGAACTCAAGCAACTGCAGTAGCTACATTGACTAATGGTAAAATAACTGGAATAACTGTAAATACCACTGGTAGTGGATATACTAGTAGTCCTATTGTAACTATTGCTGCATCACCATTAGATGCTCGTGGTAAAGTTGTAAGATTAGATGTTAAAAATAATGAGTTGGAATTAGTAGATGTTATTGGTAATTTTGCAGATAATGATATGATAAGAGGTAATGAAAGTGGAGCTATATGGACTATAAATACGTTTAGTTCAATTGAAAATACAAACGATCCAGAAGCAGAAAATAATTTCTTTGAAACTCAGGGAGATCTTATAATTGACTGGACCGAAGTAAATCCATTTGGAGAATATGGAGATAAAGGAGTATTCTAATGTTAGGAACACATTTTTACCACGAAATTATTCGTAAAACTATTATTGGGTTTGGTACATTATTCAATAATATTGAATTAAGGAGAACAGATTCATCAGGCAATATTGTACAGACAATCAAAGTACCTCTTGCATATGGACCCAGAGAAAAATTTCTCGCCAGAATAGATTCAGAACCACAATTAGATGGTAGGTCAGAAACACAGATTCAACTTCCCAGAATTTCTTTTGAAATGAAGGGTATAGCCTACGATCCATCCAGAAAATTAAGTCCAGTAAACATTTGCACTACACCAAAATCAGAAAATACTGAAGCTGTATATAGTCAATATTCACCAGTTCCATATAATGTTGATTTTGAACTTAATATACTTAGTAAAAACAATGATGATTCTGTTCAAATTTTAGAACAAATTCTTCCATATTTTCAACCAATATTTAATATTTCAATAAAATTAGTATCAACTACTCAGGAGGTTAAAGATATACCTATTATATTGAATAATGTTAGTATTCAAGATGATTATGAAGGTGACTTTACAAAAAGGAGATCTCTAATACACACTCTAACCTTTGTAGCAAAAACTTATCTATATGGTCCAATATCTACATCAGATATTATTAGAACTGTCAATGTAGATATTGGTGCGGCAATTAAATCTGGTAGTCGTTATGTTAGATATAGTGCTACTCCTAAAGCTTTAGAAGATTATAATTCTGATGGTACAGTACTTGATGCTGGTACTGTAAACGTTTCTAGCAATACTATAACTCTCATATCACATGGATTTATAACAGGAGATTTTGTAACTTATACTGTTGCAAATGGAACTGAGCATACTGGGTTAAAGTCTGGTGAAGAATACTATATTATTAAAATTGACAGTGATAATTTTAGATTAGCTTCTACTAAATTTAATTCTCAACGTGGATACTCTATTGATATAACTGCGGCAAATGCAGGAGAACATAAATTCTCGGTAATCAATAGTGTTGATGATGTATATGTAGACTCAGACGACAATTTTGGATTTAATGAAACTTGGACGGAATTCTAATGAGTGATACATTTGAAAATTTAGATAAGACCTTCAACACTGAATCGGTAATAGAAAAAGCTGAGGAAACTACTAAGGAAATAAAAAAAGTAACTTCTAATCATGATTTAACTAGTGATTATGAATATACTAGAGGAAACTTATATAGTTTAATAGAGAAGGGTCAAGAAGCAATTAATGGTATTTTAGACGTAGCACAAAATTCCGATCATCCTAGAGCGTATGAGGTTGCTGGTAATCTCATTAAAAACGTTGCTGATATATCAGATAAATTAGTTGATCTACAAAAAAAGATGAAAGATATATCAGAAGAAAAATCAAAAGGACCAACTAATGTAACTAATGCTATGTTTGTTGGTAGTACATCTGAACTTCAAAAGATGATTAAACAGATGGGAAATGATAAATAATACAGTAAACCCTCGTCGTTAGTGATGAAAAATTTTAGAGAGTTTAAAAAATTAGCTGAATCTAAACGTGGTCTCTACGCAAATATCCACGCAAAGCGAAAACGAGGAGAAGCACCAGCGAAGTCAGGTAGTAAGGACTACCCCGCTAAGGATGCTTTTCAAAAGGCGGCGAGGACTGCCAAAGAAAGTTTTGAACTCACCACAGAAGCATCAAATAAACGATACTGCCCAAAATGCAAGAAGAACGAAACTAGATCCGAGTGCAAATTCGGAGTTGAATATTGGGACAAGTACTCAACCAAACAATTCTCTGAAGCAATTCTCGGAGAAGCAGCCTGGACAAAAAAGTCAGGCAAAAACAAAGAAGGAGGTCTCAATGAAAAGGGACGAAAATCTTACGAAAGAGAAAATCCTGGATCTGACCTTAAAGCACCAAGCAAGAAGGTTGGAAATCCCCGTAGGTCATCCTTTTGTGCTAGAATGAAAGGTATGAAGAAAAAACTAACTTCAAAGAAAACTGCTAGAGATCCAGATAGCAGAATAAATAAATCACTAAGAGCTTGGAATTGCTGATATGGCTAACTCAAACTACGTAAGACACGACACAACAAATACTGCTGACAATCCTCAACCTACATCAACAACTGTTACACACTTCAATGGTACTGAAGGGTGGACTCAACGACAGTGGAAAGATTTTAACGGGAATTATCAAGCAAGAAATTCTGATAATACAACTAGGACACCAGGAACATATCAAGCAAGAAATTCAGACAATACAACCAAAACCCCATCATCATATCAAAGGCGAGATAAAGACAATAACGTTGTGTCTGCATAATCTAACTTAAGTATTAAATAATACTGACTATGTTAAATAGTTTGGTATAATACATTATATACCATTTACCATAGGAACTTTAATGGAAAACGATAAACAAGTATCCGACCTTAAATTAGAAAGGAAGGAATGTGAAAAATGTGGTGCTACCTGGATTAATGGTCAACACGTTTGGAGAGGAACTGGGAATATTAGCACTTCAAGTGAGATGGATCTTGCTGGATTAGTTTGCAACAAGCTTGGTAATGATCAATGCATCAATCCAATGAAAGGTAAAGACGGTGGTCAAACATGGGAATACCGTGCTGGTTTCATTGATGGTATATATTCAGAAAAGAAAAAAAATATGGAAGACATGCGTGATAAATTTAGCGACCTCTAAATAATTAAAGTTAGAATAATTTGATGTGACTGATAGCGTATATCTTGGTAATCCTAATCTAAAGAAAGCAAACACTCCAATTGAGTTTACTCCTGATCAAGTTAAGGAGTTTATTAAATGTAAGGAAGATCCTGTATATTTTGCTAAAAATTACATTAAAATTGTTTCGCTGGACGAAGGTCT